ATGTCCAAAGAACTTCTTGGCGAGCGGGCTACTAGAGCCACATCCGCCTACGAGATGCGCAGCCTGCTCGGGCTGCTGCCCAATCCCGATATCGTTCTGCGCCGCGCGGGCAAGTCGATCACCGTCTTCCGCGAGCTGCTCACCGACGATCAGGTCAACGCCTGCGTCACCTCTCGTCGTCTGGGCGTACTGTCCTGCGAGCACGAAATAGAGCCTGCCTCGGGCCACCGCGCAGATAAAAAAGCCGCCGAGATCTGCCGCACCGCCTTCGAGCACGTGGACACCGACCAGCTCGTGCGCGAGATCCTCAACGCCGTGCTGTTCGGCTACGCGCCGATCGAGATGCTTTGGCGCTACGAGGCCGATGCGCTGACGCTCGCGGACCTGGTCGGCAAGCCGCCCGAGTGGTTCGGCTATGACGACGACAACCGCCTGCGCTTTCTCTCGCGCGAGCAGCCGATCAACGGCGAGCTGTGCGATCCGCGCAAATTTTTCGCCGCGCGCTACGAGGCCGGCTACGACAATCCCTACGGCTCGGGCATCTTGAGCAAGTGCTTCTGGCCGGTGGTCTTCAAGAAAGGCGGCCTCAGATTCTGGCTCAATTTTGCCGAGAAGTTCGGCACGCCCTGGATCGAGGCCAAAGTGCCCAAGGGCACTGACGCCAACGAGCGCGAGATGCTGGCCGACCGGCTGGTGCAGATGGTCCAGGACGCCGTGGCCGTGCTCGAGGAGGGCGAGGAACTCAAGCTGCACGGCGTGGACGTCAAGGGCAGCTCGGATCTCTACGACCGGCTTGTGGCCGTGATGAACGCGGCGATCAGCAAGACTGTGCTGGGGCAGACGCTGAGCACGGAGGTCGGCGATAAGGGCAGCTACGCCGCGACCAAGGGGCACCTCGAGGTGCGCGACGACTACATCGGGGCCGATAAGCGGCTGGTCGCCGTGACCATGCGCAAGCCGCTGGGCCTGTTGACGAGCCTCAACGTGGCGGGAGCCACGCCGCCTGTCTGGCGCTGGTTCGAGGAGGAGGATGTCCGCAAGGACCGCGCCGAGCGCGACAGTCTGCTGCGCGAGAAGCTCGGCGTGCTGTTCACGCCCGAGTACATCGGACGCACCTACAACATCGAGCCCGAGACCGACTTTACCCTCGATCAAGTTGCGGAACAGCCCCAGGAGTCCGCGTCGATCGATGCGAACGAATTCAGCGATGAGGCCGACGCCCAAGCCGTGGTGCGACTGGTCGGCAAGGTTAAGGACGCGGTGAAATGAAGCATCTTGTGCGCCGCACCCAACGCGATATCGCCGAGCTGGTGCGCGAGCGGGCGCGAGAGCTCGTGCCCAAGCGAACGCACGAGCTCGAGCGCTCGATCATCGTGGTCGAGACCCCACGGGGCTGCATAGTGGGGTCTGATAAGCGATACGCGGCTACGGTCCATGATGGCGAGCCACTCCCCGGTCCGCACGAGATCGTGCCGCGACGCGGGAAGGCGCTGCGTTTTACAATCGGCGGCAAAACCGTATTCGCGCGACGCGTCCAGCACCCCGGCGCTTCGTCCTTCCCGTCAACGCCCTACCTGCGCGACGCTGTAAAGGATGTGCTGCCCAAGGCCGAGAAGCTGATCCTCGCCCGCTTCGGCGAGGAGGTCGTGAGGCAGTTCAAGGCCGCCGGTTTCCGGCGGGGCATGCGCTACAAGCGGCTTAGGTAGCTGCCGTCCACTTTGGACATTTGTCCAGACTAACTAAATCGGTTAACATTAGGCGACACTTTGGACATTTGTCCAGAGTGACTAATTTAGTAAACTTCAGTGCCAATTGGCACACCGTATTCAGCAATTTTACAGTCTCGCCCACACGTCAAACAACGCTCAGCCCTTTACTTTTATTACCCCTGAGCCTTCTTGGCCCGTGCTCTTCCATTGTCCTTAATTCCAGGAGGAATCGGACCCCTTTCTCTCGTCTTTTTCTCCGGAATATTTTCTATCCTACAACGATAAAGAGAAAGAATATAAGAGCCAGGCCAATTGATAAGCTGCTTAGATAGATTGAATAATGGCCCAATTTCCCATACCTAGTGCTTCTGTAATCAATATTAACCGAATCGTCGTCCATACATTTCATCCAATGGTTTATTCTAAAATATTTACCGACCACGTTAAAAGCGATAGCGGCAATCGCTGATAAAAACGTCATTTTGGCCCACAATGGATCTTTGATAATTTCGGCCTCGAGGAGCACCCAAACCGCAGCGATAATAGCTATGGCGAATGTGGTTATATCCTTCCTAATCTCATTTCTATCACTGATATACTGCTCACAGACGAATTTGTATTCTTCTTCTGCAGTCATGGAATCAATCCTTTGACTTATCTGTATCGCCTACAGGATCTTTAGCCGGTGGAATAGGACCTCGAGCTTTTTTCTTCGCTGAATCCTTGGATTTCGCTACAGCTTTTTTCGCTGAAGGTTTTTTTGTAGCAGTCTTTTTAACTGACATTTTCTTCGGCCTTTTTCTGCGTCATCCCTCTTTTTTAGCGGGTGGAATTGGCCCTCTTGCTTTGGGCTTCGGCCTCTCTACGTCCGAGTCCTTCCTGTTGACTCTGTCTGAAAGGGGGATTCCTTTTTCAAAGGGCCTATGAGTTTCAGCGATGGTAGTATCTGAATCGGATTTTTTGGAGCGGTCGTTCTTGTCGTCTACCATGACAGACCTCCTAATAGAGTTTCATTCTTATACTACGCACAATATTAATTGCCAATCCCACGATTTCCTTTTGCCAATTGGCACAGCTCACGGCTGGAAGGTCTCACTCGTTACGCAGGACATGGCCTTGTCCGCGCGCCTATACCACTCTGTATTGCTTATTCCCAGGTCTTTGCGCATCTGGGCACGCCACGCTTCATCTTGTAAAAGGCCGTTCTGGTCTCTGAATTTCGAGTCCATGCCCTGCGTTTTGCAGCGATAATTCGCGGCGGCAATTTCCTCGACGGACCACGGCCAGCAACCCTCGGGCACGATCTCGATCTCCCAGGTCGGCGCGCTATAGGCCGGAATTGCTCCCTTGCCGTCGTTAGAGAATAGGACCCTGGCCACCTGTGAGCCCTTGCCGATACAGGATTCAGCGGCCAGTGCGCGCAGCTCGACCCAGCCCGCGTCGAACTTGGACGCCTGCCCTAGGGCCGCCTGCATCGCGGTCGGCCCGAGCTGGTCGTGTGTCAGCGTCTGGGGGAACAGGACGTAGGTTCTCACGGCCAGGCGCTGCCCCTGCCGGATCAACTCGGTTTCAAGAAAGCGATAGCCCCCGACCTTTGAAGGAACAGGGCCCGGAATACGATGTCCGTTATAAACGATCGTAAATCCCGTGCTTGGTACGGTGGCCTCGGCGCTATGCGGCGTGGGGCTGGGCGTCCGTTGGGCTACGACTGCCGGGGAAGGTGTCGAGACTTCTGGTTGATTGCCAATCCCGGCCAATATAACAAGAATCAGGACCGGCAGCCCGAGAAAAACGAGCAACCAATACCATTTAAATTGTGTGTTCCCAGCCATATTACAGGTCGCTCGAAAACTGCCACACCACGCGGCCGACGATCAGCTCTTTGATATCGCGGTCGTTCAGGTCCAGCACCAGCGGGATCCAGCCCGAGGCCGGGTTGTCGGCGTTGAGCACCAGCAGGTGCCCTCTGCGCGCGGTGCGCTTGATTGTCAGGCCGTCCTCGGTGCGCACCAGGAATATCTTGGGCGTCTTGTAGCGGCCCGGGTCCAGGTCGTCGCGGTCCACGGCCACGATGTCGCCGGGCCTGATCGTGGGCAGCATCGAGGTCCCCTGCACCTTGTCCACGGTGAAGGCCACCAGGTTCTTGCGGCCCTTGATCTGGTCGCGGTGGATCACGGCCCAACCCTTGAGCGCCTCGCGCCCCACCATCTCAGCCCCGGCCGCCACGGCCCCCGCCACCAGCGGCACGCGCCGGAACTCGACCGGCTCCGCGTCCTCAACGCCGTTCGCCATCGGCGCGGCAACCAGGGTTACGGGCAGATCGGCCAAGGCCTCGAGATCAAGAAATTCGGGATCGTCATCCCCGCTTTGCTTTGGCCCGGTGCCGAATAAAATCCACTGCGGGAAATAGTCAATTCTCTGAAATAGCCGCTCCAATAAGTCCAGAGGTGGTGTTTTTTTCTCTCGGATATACGAATCAAGCTGACTCCCTGACACCCCCATTAAGCTCGCCAGGGTCTCCGGACGCAGGCTATTATCTTCCATTATTTTTTGAAGCCGTTGCCCAATTCCAACAGGGGTTTTTTGAGATAGCAAGATTGGGTTTTTCCCATCGAGCAGCCATTTCGGATTGATGTCGGTTCGACCGCAGATCCGATCTAGCGTACTTCCCGACGGCCTGACTCGGCCCGTTTCTATCTGCGAGAGCCCTCCTGAGGTTATACCAATCAGCTTTGCAAGGGCTCTCTGAGAAAGCCCTGCTCTTTCCCGGAAAATAGAGATCCGGCCTCCGATTTGCTTAGTGGCTAATTTATTGCTTGACTCATGCTTAGTCACTAAGTATATTTCCTCTTAGTCAACTACTTGCTCCGGGTGAAAGATGGGCTCCCAACTCAAAGCGCTCCTTGTTTTGCACGGTATCCGGCAGAAGGAAATCGCTGCCGAGATGCACTTATCCCCCTCAACGATCTGCCGCGTTCTCAACGGCGAAAGGCGCTCTCCCCGAGTCGAGGCCCACATCCGCCACCGGCTTGCTCGCCAGCCCAAAATCAACCTATCCCACCCCCGCGAGGCCGTCAATGTCTAAGTCAAAACGAAAATCAGACCCCCGGACCTCTGGCCAGCGCGACCTTCCAGGCATCGGATCGAAAGAACCGGAGCCGGGGGCATTCGATATCGACGCCGCCATTCGCGCCTGGCTGGTGCGCGCCTCCGGCCGCAACCCGCTGTCGCGTGCGGTAATTGCAGCTCGCGTGGGCGAGCTCGTCAGCAGGCCCGACCTCTCGCAGGCGGTGTGGGACGCCTACTGCGCCGGCAGTAAAGAGGGATACCGCCTCCCCGCGTCGTACATTCCCGCAGTCTGCTGGGTGCTTGACGATTACGAGGGTCTGGCGATTCTCGCGCGCGCCGTGGGTTACGACACGGTCGGCCCAAGTGAACGGCACTTCGTGGAACTCGGCCGCAAAAAGGCCAAGGCCGCCCGCCTGGCGCATGAAATCGCGGCGCTCGAGGCTGAGGCGAGGAGAGCCTGATGGCCGCCGACTACACCAACAAGTCGGTGCAAAAGGCCCTTGATCTAATCGAGACCCTGTCCGGCCGCGAGCTCGAGTTCACTTCGCTGGCCGCGATCGCCGAGGCCTCGGGCCTCGAGAAGGACAACGCGCTGCGCCTGCTGTGGAACCTCGAACAGCGTGGCTACGTTGAGACCAACGGCAGGGGCTCCTACCGCCTCAGCCCACGCATCGTTCGTTTTGCCGAGAAGTTCCGCCTGGGCCTGGTCGAACGCGCCCGGGCGCTGGATTCCACCTTTCAATCTTACATCGGAGATATAGATGACCGACAAGAACCAGGCCCCCATCGCGGATGAAACCCAGATAGTGGCCCCCGGCAACGATGCCAAGCAGGCGGCTGTAGAAAAGGTCATGGCCGCGCACCGTGCGGCCGTCAGCCGCATCATTGAAGAGCTTCCCGACGACCCCGATGAGCTGAAGTTCCGCGTCCGCGCCTTGGCCCCGATGCGCGTCCGCATCGACTTCGAGCTGGGACGTACTCTGCTCAAACTCAAGTCGCTGGTCCCCTACGGCGAGTTCACGGAATTCGTAGCCGATGAAGTCGGGTTGCATTACCGCGCAGCCGGTCGGGCAATGCTGATGGCAAAAAGGCTCAACGACCATCCGCGGCTACTCGCCTCGTACCAAGAGAATCCAAAGCAGGGCCACATCCTGGAAGTGACCGAGGAAGAGCTGGACGAATTCGATAAGTCGGGGCAGCTTTTGGGACGCCCGGCCGATGAGTTTTTCAGCATGACCAAGGCCGAGCTGATGGCTGAGCGCGAGAAACAAACCAAGGCCATCAAGAAACTCGAGTCCAAGGCCAAAGATAAGGATACGCTGATCGAAGCGCTGCGCGGCGAAATCGCCAAGTTGCGCGACGGCCTCTCGCCCGCGATGGCCGAGGCCGAGGAGCAGCTCGACGTCGAGCTTAAGGCTTTCCAGGCGCACTTTAACCTGCTGCGTTCAATCGATCCCGACAATGTGGAAAACGATGTTCGCGGCCTGGTCCTCGGCCACTACACGCGCCTGACGGAGCTAGTGACTGAGGAATACCAGGACGCCTGCGAGCGCTTCCACGCCTCGGGCAACCCCGACTTGATCAACATCCCGACCAGCCCTGCGGAGTAGGCCGTGGCTGCGGTTGATCCCCGGATCGGCATTGAGCTGGCGGACCGCATGAGCGCGGCCGCATCAGCCGCCGACCGATCGCGCATCGTCGAGGAGTACGAGGCGCGTCTGGGCATGTCGGCCGCCACGATTTACCGCATCGCTAAAGCCCACGGATGGGAGTCCGGTCGCAAACAGCGGGCCGATGCGGGCACGTATCGTTGCGACCTCACCGACGAGCAGATCCGCACGCTGGCGGCCATGCAGGTGCGCGCCACGCGCGCCAACGGCAACCGTACCATGCCCACCTGGGTGGCGCAGCTCCACGCCTCGGACAACGGTCGCGCGCCCGCCGACGTTTCGCCGGCCACGATTAACCGCCACATGCGCCGCCTCAATATCGGCACCAAGGCCCAGCGCGCTCCTCAATCGACCTGGGGCACACGCAGCCTTTACCCCAACCACGTACACCAGGTGGACGCCTCGATCTGTATTCAGTGGCGTTTTTCCGGCAAGGCCGAGAAGGGGCCGTCCGTGCCGCGCGACATGCGGCTTATGTACTACAAGAACAAGCCCGAGTACTTCCGCAAAGTGAAAAAGGTTCTCATCCGCTACGCCCTGGTCGATCACTGCTCGGGCGCGTTCTACTGGCGTTATTTCTACGAGTCGGGCGAGTCTCGCGAGCTGGCCGTCGAGTTCCTGCTCGAGGCCTGGGCCAACAAAGACCTTCCTAACTATCCCTTCCACGGCGTCCCTAAATTGCTTATTTCGGACAAGGGCTCGGGATTTGAGAACCAGTTTTGCGAAAACTTGTTTGCCCGTCTGGGCGTCGAGTTCCAGGCCCACGAGGCCGGCCATCCCTGGGCCAAGGGCAGTATCGAATCCCACCACTGGCTGATCGAGCGTTTTTTCGAGAGCAGTCTCAGCCTCAAAGCCGCCGAGAACCTCGACGAACTCAACGCCCGGGCCTGGGACATGATGGCCTACCTCAACGCCTGCAAGCCGCACAGCCGCACCGGATCCCCGCGCTCCCGCTATTGGGCCTGGAAGGTTGGCGACCTGCGCGAGCTCCCACCCATCGAGGTCTGTAAGGCCCTAGCGCGCAGCGCCCCCGTGGAGCGCACAGTAAAAGGCGGCCGCAAGGTCGGCTTCAAGGGCAACGAGTACCAGCTTCGTGGCGGTACGTTCGTGGGCGACAAGGTCATGGTGGACTACTCGCCATACGAGTGGCCCCAGGCGATCCGCTGCTGGCGCATCGCGGACGGCGTCGAGCTCGCGGCCACGTTGGTAAAGACCGACGAGCACGGGTTCGACGTGCGCGGCCAGGTCTGGGGCGATCGTTCCACGCACAAGCGCCACGCCTTCAACCAGGCCGAGCGCCTACGCGCCGACCTGGACCAGGGGCGGATCGACCTCTCCGGCATCACCCCCAAGCCCCAGGCGGGCAAGGTGCCAAAGATCGCCATGCCTCAGCGCACCGGCGCGCCGGTATTCCCCGAGCAGCACGAGCCCGAGGTATTCACCGCCTACGCCGCACTGAAACGCCTGCGCGAGCTGCTCGGCCGCAACATCAGCCCAATCGAGCATCAGTG